TGCTAATCCTAATTATGGTAAACATCATATTCCTTGGAATAAAAATAAGTCTTGGTCTGATGAAGTAAAAGATAAAATAAGAAAAACTCTAATTGGAAAATTTGCTGGTGAGAAAAATCCTATGTGGGGTAAATCTGCATGGATAGGTAAAAAACATTCAGAAGAAACTAAAATTAAAATGAGTGAGAATAGAAAGAGAAAAATAAAAAATGGAGAAATAGTTTATCCAAAGGGTAAAGATAATCCTTTCTATGGGAAAAAACATTCAGAATTAACTAAGGAAAAAATTGGTAAAGCAAGTAAAGCTCGGTCAGAACAAATTGCTAAAACTCTTAGTAAAGCTAATAAAGGAAGAATACCTTGGAATAAAGGATTAGCTCCACAAAATGACTCGCGAATATTGGTTGGAGAAAAAAATCCAGCTTGGAAAGGTGGTAAATCTTTTGAACCTTATTCTCCTGAATTCAATAAACAACTAAAAGAATTGATTCGTTCCCGTGATGGTTATAAATGTCAACTTTGTAGCTGTCCAGAAATAGAAGAAGGTAAAAAATTAAGCATACACCATATAGATTACGATAAGAAAAATTGTTTGCCTTCTAATTTAATTACTTTATGTGATAGATGTAATAAGAAAGTAAATTCAAATCGTAAAAAATGGACTTGCTATTTCAGAGGTAAAATAACAAGGAAGAAGAATTTTGATAGTAAGAATATTCAGTTATGTTTACATAAATAGAGAGGTGAAGTAATTTGAATTTGATAGAAAGTTTAAAAAATGTTGGCAAGAAAATATTAGAAGCAAGATTACCCTTCCGCAGAGGAAAATATGGAAATATAAGTGTTAATACCGGTTCCTGGATTAATCAGAAAGGGAAAGATTGGAAAGCTCCCGCTTCTCGTTTAGATTGCTATGAGAAAGCCTGGCAATACTATTTAGAGAATCAATTTGCCAGACCTATTGTAAATTTAACAGCTTCAGCTACTTTTGGAAAGGGAGTTCGATTTATAGGAGATAATGAACAAGTATCTTTTGCTCGGAAACTTTTTGCTGGTATAGATTTATTTCAATTGGGGACTGAATCATCTATTTATGGAGATGACTTTATTAGATTTTTTAAAGGAGAAGATAAAGATGTTAAAATAGCTATTCTTCCTCCCAAAACTATAAAAAAATATACAGCTGATAGTAATGTTTTGAGAGTTGAAAAGTATATCCAATTTGAAGGAGATAAAGATAATGAAGAAGAAATTTTATCCGATGAAATGATTCATATAATGATTAATGCTGTATCAGATTCGCTTTATGGAAACTCTGATTTATATCATTTATTTTATTGGCTGGATTTATATGATTCAGTTACAGAGGAAGCAGATAAGAGAAGACTATTTTGTTCTCAGCCGATAGGTAAATTTAAGAATGTAGATGTAAGATATCGTTCATTTTTAAAGACTACTCTGGGGAAGAAAAGTAGAGATGTTGATCAAAAATCAGGATTAAAGAGAAGCTTGCCTCCAGGTTCTCAATTATTCTTACCTCCAGGAATGGATTATGAAATAGTTGAACCAAGTGGAAAATTTGATTTAGAAGCTATACTAATGAGAATTATGAAAGTGATAGCAGCTGGAGCAGAAATTCCACTTCACTACTTATCAGTTGGAACTGATATTAACCGTGCTACTGCCGAGTCAATGAAATGGCCATTTATTAAGAAAATCCAGAGACGGCAAACTATGTTCACTCGCTCATTTGAAGAATTATTATTTAAAATTTATAATAGTTTAGGAAGTGCATTCCCACGAGATAAAGAAACTAACCCCGAAGGAAAATTTGATTTGCAAGTTTTATTCCCTCCAATCTATGACTACGAATTAAATGAAGTTCAGAAGATGCTCCAGGCAATTATGAATACGAGAAGCCTGAAACACATATCACAGAAGACTACACTTGATTTGATATGTAATTATCTGGGAGTTGATGTAGAGAAAGAAGAGGAAAGAATAGAAAAAGAAGGGGAGAAGGAGGATGAGACTCAGGAAGCAAAGGAATTCACTAAATTAGATAAGGCCGTGGCAGAGATAGGTTCGGCAGTTTCAAGGGGCGAAATAGAGCAAGAATTTGCCACTAAATTAATAAGCAAATTAGTTAAAAAAGGAGAATAAATGTTTCAGCAGTGTAGATTTGAAGAATGTAAATATTATATAAAATGTAAAGGCGGAACTTGGCTTTGCGGTTGTCCAAGACCATGTAATCGTTATTATGATGAGCCGGATGACTTGCAAGATGAATTTGAACCAGTATTAGAAAAAAATAAAATAAAGAAGGAAAGAATCCATATCAGGACATTCTAAATGCCAGTAACTATTCAAGAAGCAGATATATCAACTGAGATTCAACGCTCAATTAGACGAGCTATCCGAGATTACGAGAGGTATTCGGAAGTGCAACTGCGAAGGCTCTGGTATTTATACTATGATGCCCGAAAGAACATAGAATACCAGGTAGCTACTCGTTGGGCTAAATGGGTTAAAGATCCATCCGATCCGCTGGCAATAGGAAGATTACGAAATTTACAAGATTCTATAGAAGTAGAAATGGGTATCCTGAATAGAAAACTACATAATCAATTTCCAGCAATGATAACTGGAGCAGGAGAGAGAGGGATCGGGATGGGGCAGGCTGAGATAGCAACTCTCTTAACGCACATGGAGAAAACTATTACTCCGAGTTATACAGTTTTGAACAGAGCGGCCATAGAGGTTTATTCTAATTATGCACTTCAATTATCTGATGCTGATACAGTGCTGGCACTAAAGCAAATACAATCAAGATTGCAGTTGGGATTGATACAGGGAGATACGATAGGGAAACTGACTACGGATATAAGACAAATGATTGGGGCAGAGTTCGGAGTGACTGCTAAAGGATTGACATACAAGGCGAGAAGAATAGCTATCACGGAAATGGGAAGAAGTTTTTCAGCAGGCCATACCGCATTCGGGCAGAGTAATAGAGATATGATTATAGGTGAAAAATGGAATGTAAATCCTATGGGAGAATGGCCTTGTGCCGAATGTGAGGCGTTAGAAGGTAAAGAATATTATTACAGTCAAGGAGAAAGCCCTCCTTTGCCGAAACATCCCCTCTGCAAATGCTACTCAACCTACATTTATCGTCAAAATTTATTTACAAAAGATGAGTTAGGAAAATTAAAAAGAGAAGTTAGAGGAGGATTATAATGAGAAGTAAGAAAGAGATTTTAAAGGATTGTATGAAGATAGAAAAAGAGAAGGAGTTGGATTGGGAAAAAATAATTCCTTCAACTGAAATAACTCAATCATTACTTCTTGAGATTTTAATTGATATTCGTGATGAGGTTTCATTATTAAGAAATGGCAATTAAAACGAATCAAGGATTGGGCCGCGCAGAGGAAATATTTAGAAGAGCATCCTGATTGTGAAGTGTGCGGGAAGATGGCTACTCAGGTACACGAGATAGTTTTTCGCAGCCAGGGAGGTAAATGTGATAAAAATAATATGATAAGTCTTTGTACGGAGGATCATCTTCGGGCCCATTTCCGCAAAGAGCCATATTTACAAAAAGAAGAGTTATTAAAAATTAAAAGGAGTTGATTATGAACAACGATAAGTTTAAAGAAAAGTTAGATGAAATGTTGAAGGAAAGGCTCAAAAATTATCGATTAGAGGAATTTTCAATAAACCAAATTAATGAGATGGATAGACTCGCTCCGGGAAAAACAAAGATTTCTACTCTTTGCACGTTAAAAGAAGGCGGAATAGTAGGAATGAAGTTTGAGTTTCCATCTTCCTTTATCCAAGGTGATTTAGCTAAAATATGGAAGGAATCAAAAGGAGATAAATTATGAACCAAGAAGAGAAGAATAAAGTCAGACAGTTAATTTTAAAAAGATTAATGGATTTCAGAGGGACTCAAAAAGATAGAGTGAATGCAATAAATTATGTCAATGTTGATACGGTTGGAGAATCAATAGCAGGTGCAATCCTGCAGGGCTTAGAATTAGAATTTGATATTAAGTTGAAAAATAGAGGTCAAGTGAGATGGGACGAGTGAGAGGAAGCTGAGAGAGCAGGAAGAGTGTAATATTATTAAATAATATGTCAAGAAGAGGTGATCAAAACTGAAAATTAGTTTTATCGGAACATTATCAGAATCAAGTTTTCCTCGACTGGGCTGTCAATGCCCACAGTGTAAGGAGGCAAGGAAGTTAGGTAATGATTACTTCCATCAATATCATTCCTCATTGCTAATTGAGGAGAATAAAAAGAAGATAGTTATTGATGTTGGTAAGAATTTAGCTAAGAAGATTAAAGAGGTAGATCCTGATTATGTTTTATTAACGCACACTCATCCAGACCATATAGAAGGGATTACTTCGCTTGATGTTAAGGTTCCTATTTATTTAACTCAGATAATAGCAAATAAATCCAAGGAATATTTTAAGACTGGTAGGTATTTAAAAATTATTAAACCTAATGTCCCTTTCAGGATTGAGGGGATTAAGTTTATAGCTCACCGAGTTTATCATTCAAGTTTAGCTCCTACAGTATGCTATAAAATAGATGATAAATTTTTATATGCTCCTGATTGTTTAAAATTTTATGATGAGAAGATATTAAATGGAATAGAACGCTGGATATTAGATGGTTCATCATTAGAAAAAGATATTAAACGAGCAGGGAATATAGGACATTTAAGTATAAGGAATGCGATGAAGCTGGCAAAAAAATATAATATTCCTAATTTGATTGTTACTCATATTGGGCACCATCGGATGAAGGAAACAGAATTCAGAAGTAAAATAGAAGAGATGGGGAATCAAAATAAGATATTTACGGAGGTTGCGGATAGTAAGGATAATAGTAATTTAATTGAAGAAATGTATCCTCAACAGAAGCAAAAGGTTAATTCACCTACTTTTGCATACCAGATAATTTGGAAAAAAATGCCTGATAATTTTTTGCGGGGGAGGACTGATGAGCCTAAAAAGATGTGGCATGGGCATGATGTTGATAAAAATCTAAAGAATTCTTGGTTAGACGATTTGAATAATATCAAAGGGATAGAGATCCGCTCTTCAGAAGCGGGGAAGTCAGCTGAAAGACCTGCTTTTATTATTATGAGATTTAAAAGTAAGGATAATGATAAATTAGCTGGAGAACTTACTGCGAAATTAAGCAAGCAAGAAGGAATTTATACAGATAGTGACATCGGAATGGAAAATCGACCAAGAATATGTGTGGCGGGGAAAATTTGGCGATCTAAAAATAAAGAGAAATGGGAATCGTGGTGGGATAGTTTAGCTGGGAAAATAAAAAAATGCGTAGAGAAAGTATTGGAGGAAGCTAATTTAGAAGAATTTAAACTCAAAGATTATCAAGTTTCTAAAGTTAGGGATGATCAGCTCCGTGATGATCTAAGATTAGCATTAGCAAAAATTTCAACTATGATGGATAATGGCAAAACAGAATTTGAAACTTTAGATGATGCTAAAGAATTTCTTAAAAAGATAGTCAGGGAATTACTCAAACGAAATTGTATAACTTTCCACCCTGATGAAATGAAGCCAAGAAGCCTGCGAGTATTAAGAGAAATATTGAAGGAATTAAAAAAAGAAGGAGTAAAATTATCAGATGAGGTGGGGAAAATTATTGAAATGGTAAAACCTACTGAGCCAGAACCAGAATTTGTTTACCTTAAAGATATAGAGAAAGCTGAACCTGATAGAATTGTGCTATCTGATCCCTTATCAAGCTGGACGGGAAAGATGGTAATAGATGGAAAGGGACACGATGCAGATCTTTATATTGGGGGGAATATTCTCTCAAAAAGAGGTATTTTAGCTTTCACTGATAGATTAAATGAGAAACTTTATCCAGTTATAAAAAAATTGATTGATTTGATTCCTGAACCAGGAACTCCCTATAATACCTATATCCCTAATTATAGATTAGTGATTGAGAAGATCCCTTTGAGTGAGAGAAAAAAAGTAGTTATGGAAGGGGTAGAATATGAAGCTAAAGATGAAGGGAAAGCAGGCGAATTTGGTAATATTGATTTTAAAGAAGATGATACCGGAACCGGCGTCTATCAGCTACATATTTTAGGTCTTACTGAAGATGGAATGAAGAAGGTAAGGGCAAACTCTAAAAGAATTATTCAGGCAGCTAAACAGGGAATTGATCAATTTGCCTCAACAATGAAGTCTATTATTAAAGCTGGTGCTCATGTGGATATTCGTATGAGACCATCGGGGGTTAATTATTTTGAAGGAGGAGAAATCTTTATTGGTAATACTTCTGGACTTGATAAATTAGCTAATTATAAAACTGGACAGAGTCTGCGAATGCAGTTTAAACAGTCAAGAGCAGGAGAAAGTAAAATATCAATTATGAAGGGCGGACCGGCATGGATGGAGTTCGGGAAAAATAATGTTAAGATATTTAATCCTGGTGAAGTTGGGGCACTGGCTAATACCTATGCCGCAATAATAAATATAGATAGTTTTAAATGGATTGCTGGTAAGCAAGATAAGCATGCAAAGGAATTTAAATTTAATTTTTCTCGTAATAATCAATGGGACGGTAGATGGATAATGGGATTTGTGCCAGTAACGGAGAAGGGTAAAGTAGGTAGACGAGTATGGATGATGAGAATGACAAAAGAGGAAAAGTTAGATACTGAAAGGGAGAAAGAGAAGAAGAAAGATTAGGAATATTTTTTTCTATAATATTCCTAAATATCCCTATGAGTTTTAATGATTTTACCATTTTCAGAATATATTCTTTTTGTAATGCCTGCAATAGCACAATCCATTGCTTCTTCTAAACTATCATATTCATATGGACAATAATACCTATCGTACTCCCTAATGAATTTCATTTTTTATCCTTTAGTTTATATCTTGTCCACATTTTGGACATTTCCGTTTTTGTTCTTTTAATCGTTCTTCAGTTATAGAATAAAGTTTTTGTAATCTATCCTGGCTCAATTCACATTGTTTCTTAATATTATCCAATCCCTGAATCTCCTTTTCCGACATCTCAATCAAATCATTGCCTTGCAAAGGATGCCCACAATTATCTTCCTTAACTATAACATAGTAAGGATATTGTTCAACTTTCTCAATACGAACTTTCATATTTATTCATCTCCTTTATTTCTTATCTAATAAATTTAATGATTTTTCCAATCTCTACTCATATATTTAAAACTTGATTTAATTTTATCTTATCCATTTTTCTCCATCCCAGATTTTATAAAATTTTTCTTTCATTATAAAAGCAAACCAGAGTTTTTCCATCGTATCAAATTTTAGAGAATATCTCATTATTTTATCTTTTTCTTCATCAAGTTTAGCATTTGGAGTTCCAAAAACAAATTCATAAAATTTATAGATTAAACTGGATAGACTATATTCGTATAGTATTTGTAATTGGTCCTGTCGAAGAATAGGAATTCCTCTATCGGAATATGGTTCAAGTTCATTTTCAACTACATAAATATCCTCATCTTCTTTTAACCATGTCCTCAAAACTAAGGTCTCTGGAATTATAGCAGCTATTTCTTGCATTGCAAGACTCATCCGTTGTCTAACTAATTTAGTCTCTTTAGTTTTTAGTTTTATAATACCCAAGAATGATCTCCATCTAATGAATGTTCCTAATCTATATTCAGATGGTAATCTATCCCAATCTTTCTTTAAAGAAGATTCAGATTGGAAAGCTTTCTCAAGCATTAAAATATATTCATTACTTATATCCATTTATTTTTCTCCTTTTATTTCCCCTCTTTATTATATGGATAATTTTGTATTACTACTTTATCAGGTAGCTTTTTTGCTATAAGAATTACTATGAGAGCAAGTATCCCGAGTAAAGCTCCTATAAAGAACCATGCTATCCCGCTTCTATTTTTCATTGTTGCTATAAAACCTATTAATGCTCCAAAAAATACACAATCTATAACATAAATGAAAAGTATTTGTGATTCCATCTATTTCACCTCCTTATTCTCTAAAAGTTTCTTCCCGCAATGTCTACAATATTCATCATCAATAGATTTCCTCTCGCCACAATATATACAATACAGTTCGGCAAGAGTTTTAGTGCGAGGAGCACAGTTATCTAGTTTCTTATCAAATTTCTTCTCTGGCATTAAAACAGCTAATAGAGCTGCGAGAAATAAAACAGCTAAAAAGATTTCTGATGCCATTTTATCTCACCTCCTTATTCTTTTTATTATTTAATCCTTTTAGAATAAATTCTCCTACGAGTTGAGAAACAGTTTTACCTTCCTTTTCAGCCTCCATCTGAAGTTTATATAAAACTTTACTATCTATACTTATACCGAGAGTTACTTTTGGCATTTTAGCCTCCTTTTAATTATTATTATTAAGTATATATCATAAAAATAAGTTGTCAAGGTCAAATCAATAAAATTTACCTCCCTCGCAAGATTAACTTCCCTGAAACTCGCACTAATCTTACCTATTTAAAAAATAACTAATTGCAATGAAATTCCTACTTATAAGATAAAGATAAAAGTGAGGTGATATTATTATGCCAATTAAAAAAGGATACGGTTATTATGGGAAAGGTTATCCTTATATTGGAAAATATGGCAAGAATTTTACTGAAGTTTTAACACTTCTAAAAAGACTATTGCGGAAAGCTAAAGAAGATAAGGATAAGAAAGAAATACAGGATATTATAAGCTTACTAACTAAGAATGGAGAGGGATATTACGGGACTAAGAAGGTAGCAGAGGCAAATACAGAAGATGCGTTAAAGTTAATTAACAAACTCTTAAATAAATTAGAAGGTGAGGATAAAAATACTTTGCAGAAGATTAAAGATCTTCTATCGGAGAATACTTATCCTTATCTAAAAAAGGAATCAAATATGAAGAAGACTGATTGGATATTTGAGAATGTAGCTTCTATTGATTTTATAGAAGAGGACGATAAACAACCATTTAGATTTAGCGGTATAGCTCTAAAGGGTGATAGTGAATCTAAAAATGGGAGATATTATCCGAAAGAAATAGTAGAGAAAGCAGTAAAAGAAGCTAAAGATAATTTAGGTGAGCTTCGATTGATGGTGGGGCATCCCAAAGATATAAATGAAACCAGTCCTGAAAAAATAGTAGGAAAATTTTTATCAATTGATTACGATGAAAATGGAAATGTGCCATTTGAGGCTGAAATAGTTAATACAAATTTAGGCAAGGATACACAGGAAGCCTTAAGAACAGGATTATGGACAGACCTTAGTATTCGTGCAAACGGGTCGATGACTAAAGAATCAGTGAATGGAAGGAAGAGGGATAGAGTGACAAATCTTAGCTTAAAGGGTCTCGATTTTGTAAGTGAGGGCGGAGTGCCCGAAGCTAAAATAAATAAAATATTAAGTGAATCATCTAATGGAGGTGATAAAATGACGAAACAAGAACTCCTGCAAACTAAAGAGGTTCAGGAAATTATAGAAGAGACAAAAGACGCGATCTCCCAGGAAACGGAAAATATGAAAACTGATTACGAAAAAGGGAAAACTGATTTGGAAGCTAAATTGAAAGAATCAGAGACAAAAAGAGCAGAGGCAGAAGAGAAAAAAGATATTGCCGAAGCCAAATTAGCCGAAATAGAAATAGCTAAGTTGAAGGAAAGCAAAATCTCTGAACTAAAAGTTTCCGATAAAGTTAAGGAGCTTTTAAGGAAGAGAGTTACAGGGAAGGATGAAAAGGAAATTGCAGAGGGGATAGAGAAGGAAATCGAGTATATTAAAGAAATCTCCCCAATCTTTAAGGAAGGACCTAATGTTCATGGGATTCCTCCCAAAGATAGTGAGAAACCAAAGGGAAAAACCGATGAGGAAATACTTCGTGAAGGACATCCTGAAAATTGGGATATTGTAAAAGAAGCAGAAAAAATAGCAGTTGAAGATTAAATGGAGGTGAATAATTTATGGCTCAAATTATGACTTATAATTCCTCGCTTGAAAATTATGTGAGAGCAGGAATTTTAACAAAGTTTATAGCTTTCGAGGCAATAGAAGCTGGAGATATGGTCTACCTTGGAGGAGATGGTCAAATTCGTAAAGCAGTTGACCCTATGTTACTCTGGGGTAGAGGTGGAATCTCTGGAGTGGCAGAGAGGAAAGCCGCAGCTGCTGGGAATGTCTTGGTCTGGCAAACTGGAGTGTTCGAATTTACCACTTCAGTAGCACAGGCAATTCTTCCAGGAAGATATGTATTCGTAACTGGAGCAACTACAGTGGATCTTGGTGGAGGTACAAGCCAGGAAATATCGGCTGGAGTAGCAGAAAGTGGGACATCAGGTTCGGCAAGCGGTGAGATAGTAGAGGTATTTATAACGCCAACGAGGAAGAGGAGTCCGTATTTATATGACCATCCTTATCCTTATCTATAAAAAGCTAAAAGCAAATGGAGGTGATTGAATTTGAATAAACAGGAATTTAAATTAGCAATTAACGAAGTTTTGACAGACAAGGTTTTAAATCAGAGATTACCTGAAAAGGGAATTTCTGATTGGACGGAAACTCAAAAAAAAGTTGTAGCGAAAAATTTTAAACCCTGGTATGAAGCGAGGACTCGTAGTGAAATGCCCGAAATCCTAAGAACAGAATTCAATACGAAACTTCTGGATGGATATATCGAACATGTAGCACTCTGGCCTCAGGTATTTGATATGATCACTACGACTAAGAAACAGGTAGAATTACCAGGTCTTAAGGGAATCCATGTTTGGGAAATAATCTCAGGTGAGGAAAAGAAATTTACCGGGCCTGTATCTGGAAAAGCAGTTATGGAACCGAAGAAGTATGCTTGTTTGTTAGGATTCACTGAGGAAATGTTGGAAGATTGCGAAGTGGACATCATGGGTTGGTGTTTACGAATAGTTGGGCATCGATTTAAACAAAAGGAAGATGAGGCAGCATTTGGAGCATTCACTACTCGTGGTGGAAGTATGACTGCGAATACTGGAACTGGATTATCAGCACCTTCTTTACAAACTGCAATAGGTCTCTTATTAAATAGAACTATAACAGCAAACGCAAGAACTGAAAAAGATCCTATTACTCCCGATACAATTATTATAGATCCTACCCATCTTTACACAGCAAGGGAATTGATCCAGACTACTCTAACTGTAGCGGCTAATCTGGCAGGAGCAAATGCACCTGGTGGAACTAATATATTCCAGAATGTCTTGAATATTGTCTGCACTCCTTATATAGATTCTGATTATTATTATATAGGGAAGGCAAAGGTATTCGGAGGGGCAATATTCTGCAGAAGAACTAATCTGGAAGTTAAGAATTGGCAGGATTTGTTAAATGATACCGAGAACACACGAGCGAAGGCAAGATTTGTGGCTGATGTGGTGGAGCCGGATAAATTTGTAAGAACAGCTTACGCATAAGCAATTTGATAATTAAAAATAAGGGTGAGTAAATAGAATATACTCACCCTTTACTTTTAGAAAGGAGATTTATAAAAATGTCTCAATTTAGTTCGGGGTTATCAGGTATTCCTGTAGGCCTTAAATTTTTTAAAAGGAAATCTAATCCTGAAATTTTAAAACAATGGCAAGAGATTGACAAAAAGAAGCATGAAAAAAAAGAAGAGGAAAAATTAAGAGAAGTAAGGCAAACTAAAAGAGTAGAAAAAAAGAAAAGAGGACGACCAAAAATAAGGAGGAAATAAATGCCATACACAAAAAATACCATTCCTTTAGGGGATTGGCTGGCAAAAACTATTAAGCAAACTAAAGTAACTGTAGGGACTACTGCTACAGCTCTTCCTGCAACTTCATTAACCAATAGAAGATATTTATTAGTAGAAAATAATAGTGGTGCTACTATCTATTTAGGAGATTCAACTGTCACACCTACCAACGGAGTCCCGCTGGCTAATGGTGCTTCATTATCCATCAACCTTGATGCAGTAGTAGTTCTTTATGGTATTGAAGCTGCAGGTGGAAGAGATATAAGAGTATTAGAGGGAGCTTAAAATGCCTTTAGCTAATGTTCTTTATAGTGGTTGGCATTCTGTTCAGAATTATGAGGAAACTAATGAAGCACAAGAGATATATCCGACACTTGCCCCTGGCGTTTTACTTACTACACATGCCGACGATTGGGTGTTGGGTAGTTTCACTGAAATAGTTCCCGTCAATACGATTGACCATGAATTTCACATTCATCATGTTCACATTATATCTCCATCGGCTAATGGTGAATATGAATGTGTCCTTTACTGTGCAACTACTGAAATAGGTCGATTTAGTTTTAGTCGGACTGATAAAAAAGATGATGTAGAGGGTATTGAAGTACATACTGACCGTTGTCTTGCTAATACCCAGGTGCAGGCTAAATTAGCTAGCGCTAATGATGTCTCTGAGGATACAGTAAGAATAAAAATTTGGTATCATGAACATTCTAATTAGCGCCCATTTTGTTATCTTTAAAAATTAGATGAGGTAATTTTATGAATAATCGAGAAAAGTTGCGTTTGATGATTGGGGATAATAATAAGCTGATGGTCGCTGATAAGTTTGGCACGGGTGATGGGACTAATAAGTATTTTAAGATGAATATGCTCCCGGTGAGAGATGATACTGAGATCCTCGTAAAGGATACTACTTCATTAACCCGTGATACTGATTATACAATTGATAATGCTACTGGACTTATCACTATGACCACAGCACCTACAAATGGGCAAGTTATTCAGGCTCTCAAGTATGAATATAACGCTTTTAGTGATTCAGAGTTAAACCAGATTCTTAGTGATTATGGTAGCAATCTTAATATGTCTGCGGCTCATTGCTGTAGGGCACTGGCGGCAAGTGCCAGTAAGTATTTTTCATATACTAGCGGAGACGAAAAAGTTGACCGAACAAAAGAGTGTGCAAATCTTTTGAAGATGGCTGAATCTTTTGAGAAGAAAGCTGAAGGAGAACAATCTGGTCAGATAGACATAGGTATACTGAGAACAGAAATTTATTCAGAAGATGATACTGATTCTTTATTAAATTAGAGGGAGATTAAAATTTTAAACAAATCCGATATACTATGGGCTAAAAAAAATGTATTAGATACCCTCCATGGTCGCAAGTGTGACCCTGGGAATTTTTATTTTATTAAGAGAACTTTAGCTTCTATTGATTCTTTTACTCACGAGAAGACCTGGACAACTGCTAACGAATATTGCGAGCCAGTATTACAGCTGATGAAAGGAGATGAAAGAGAAGTAGTCGCTTCTGGATTATTAGAAGCAGGAGATATAATTGCTACTATAGATTGGAGAAAGGAAATAGATACCTCAGAGCCTACTGCAGTTAATGGAACTCAATACTTAAAGGCAGTGTATAAGGATGAGACTTATACAATTAAATATAATCATTTTGACGGATTAGGCAGCAATATGGCAAGACAAATTTTATTATTAAGTAAGGATAAATAATGGCTGAAAGAACGGAATTGTATAACTGGAATAAAGCTGCTGCGGTGGCCAGAAGTTCCCCTTTGCTACGGAGTGCTTTAGATAAAGTTGTCCATCGTTATGCAGTAGAGGCAGCCGAGATTGCCAAGCCGTTATGTCCAGTAGCTACAGGGACTCTCCAGAAAAGTTTAACCGCATCTGTTGATTATGAAGGTAGACGATACGAAGCTATCACAGGGAAGAAAGCGGAAAATATGGCTTATTGGGTTGGCTCGGCATTGCCTTACTGCGCAGTGCAGGAATATGAGCATAAGACAAAATCTTTTTTTTTACATAAGGGCATTGCTAAAGTTCAGAAGCCTATGAAGGATGAAGCAATAAAATTACTTGATTTCGTGCTGGGAGCTGCCTGGCATAAGGGATAAAAGGAGATTGATGATAGATGGCAGAAGAAAAGAAGAATCCAGGGAATGGAAGTGCATATTCAAGAGAAACGAGGGCTATGTTTACATCTTTTCAGGATAGCATTCAGAAATTGATAGATAACGAATTTAAACATATAGGTAAAAGTATAACGAATATTCAAACTCAGATTAAAAGTTTATCTGATGGTGTTGAGGAATCCAAAAAATTATATCGTTCAGTTATTTTTGCTCTTTTCGGCACCGTGATAGGAGCTTTAATTATTGCTTTTTTGACTCGAATCTAACCTTTGCAAGTAGTAAATTAGATAGATTAAGTAATAATAGGAATTAATAGAGGGAATTACTTGCAAGATATTCCTACTATATAGTAAGGAAGAAATAATTAAAAGGGCGAGGTAGCCTCGCGAAGCTATTAAGCCCGAAGTGCCCTATTTGCTTCAGGTCACTCGCCCTTAAAATCTAATAGGGAGATGATTTGAAATGGGCAAGAATAA